CAATTGCATCTTAGCATCAATACGATCCACAAGTTCAACGTCATGGATGTTGTACTCAATAAACTTTTGAAAGTTTGTTCTGTATAGCTGATGCAGACTTTCAACTTCAGAGTAGTCTAATTTCTTTTCACCGAGTTCTAGATACGCAATGTGATTGAGACTAAAACTTTCTTGTTGTGAGTAAGTAAACTTCTTGTACAGTTCAATGTAATCAAGAATAGCAATACCTATCAAGTCAAATGCTACTTGTTGTTTATTATGGATCGTAGTTGTACGTTCACCAATTCTACGAAATGGTGATAGACGCTTTGCAGTATTGTCGCCCATGAGTTTTGTGATACGATTGTTCAGATATGGAATATCAAAGAATTGAATGTTCCAACCAGTTACAATGTCTGGAGATGTTTCTTCCCACATGTCAAGGAAACGCATGATAAGATTATTTTCATCACGGCATTTGAGATATGTTACGTCATCACGATTGTTATCATAGTCACCACAACCAAACACATAGAAGTGTCCAGCTATCTTAAATGTGATTGCTGTAATTGGCTCAGTCGCAGACGCAGGTTCAGGAAAACCATTTTCAGAACCAACCTCAATGTCAATATTTGCAATCTTAATTTGTTCTGGATCATAATCTACTTTGCCTGGATATGCTTCATTGATATAAACGTATGGAAAGTTTGTTGAGCCATACACTTTAAAATTGTCAACGTCTTCATAACGTTTCATAAACTCAGTAGCATCACGCATGGTGCCTTGTGATACAGGCGCAACAGATTGTCCATCTAGTGTTTTATAGTCAGCATCTTTATTTCCAGCAGACAAATACAATACTGGATTGTATTCTATCTTATCATTGAATCTCTTGCCGTTGTTGTAACCACGAACAAGAATATGATTTCCAAGTTTAGAGAAGTGTGTGTAAAATTTCATTAAATAATAATAGATTGTGTCTTAGGCATAACTATACCTGAGCCGTATATCTCATTATACTTGTTTTCAATCTCAGGCGCAACTGTTACATCATAGATTACGTTGGCACGATTGATATCTACCTTCTTTTGTTCAGAGAAAATAAGCATAGGTTGCATTTGAAGACTTGCTTTGCCATTTGGTCCCATTGCGATTGCAAGTAAGCATGGGTTTTCAATTGAAAATACAGCACCATTACGTTCTGTAATGTTACCAACAATTTCTTCACCAGTGCTTAATTTTAAAATTCTAAGTTCATTTTGCATAATATATCTCCATAATTAAAAATGGGTGCCATTGCGGCACCCATGGTGTTATTTAAAACGTTCTGCTTTGTGTTTCTTTGCATCTTGAATTGCTTCAAGAATTGCCATGAAGAATTTTCTTACTGATTTCATAACTCATCCTCAGTTAAGAATTGCTTAGTAGATTTTTTAGTTTTAGATTCAACATCCTTAACTTCAATCTTCTTAGGCTTCTTGTGTTCTGGAATGATTCGTTCCAAAGCAATCTTCAACATGCCATTAATCAAAGCGGCATCTTGAATTTCAATTTGGTCATCAAGTGCAAATGTGCGAGTGAACGCACGATTAGCAATTCCTCTGAACAAGAAATTATCTCCATCATCTTTCGTATTACCGGCAACAATTAATTTGTTGTCTTCAAACGTGATATCAATTTCTTGTTTACCAAAACCAGCAACAGCAATTTCAATGACGTAAGTATTGTCACCAGTCTTGCGAATGTTGTAAGGTGGGTAGTTAGGAATGTTTTTAGTAACGTCATCATGTATCTTTGCTAGACGATTGAATTGGTCATCAAAGCCAACAAAGAATTTATCAAAGTCTTTAAACCCTTGTGCGCCAAAGATGGCGGGTAGTGGTGTGTGTCCCATATTGTGTCTCCTCTTACTTAGTTTTTGAAAACGCTTTTTTAGCGTCAAAAGTATATGCAGAAAGTCCAAGAGTTGTAAAAAACTTATTGACTTCTACTGCAACAGCTTTTGCGTAAAGTGTTTGCGCTTCAATGAATGTATTGAGGGGTTTTGCAAGTTCTTCATTCTTGACGAATGTTTTGACGAATTGCGTTTTTGCGTCTTGAAATGAATCAATAGCTGTGTTTATGTTTTGTAACATAGTTTTCTCCTATTAAGCGAGTTTAAAAAATTGATACCCCGAAGGCGTATCATTAAAATCCTGCTTACTGAATACAGGGGTACCATAACGTTGTACCAGCGTTAGACGCTCCTAAGGTAGAAGAGCCATTAACGTTCCCATCCCTGAGATACGTTTATTTATAACAGATTAAGCCTGTCCAACCATTCTGCGTGAAACAAAATAAGTTGTGTTACCTTCTGTGTTCGTTGCTGTACGAACCTTGTAGCCGATTTGGCGCAAGTCGCTCATACGGGCACGAAGGTTTTTAACGCCAAACAAAGACCTTGCTTGGGGTGCAGAGATTCCACGACCAGTACCACGCAAGTACGATACCAAGAGTTCTGTCTGTGTTTTGCTAGAATTTACAAATGCCATTTTAAATACCTCATCAATTAATGATAAAAAAGAATGCTAAGAATTATTTCTTAGCGGGTGTTTCAGCCTCTGCTTTTTTTGCGGCTTTCTCTTTTGGAGTAATCACTTTGGGACGTGGTTTATCTTTAGAGTCTGCTGTAGATGCAGGTGCTGGTGCTGTTGTTGCAGGTTTGTCAGCAGGTTTTGTTTCTGCTGGTTTGTCTGCCGCAACGGCAACTAGGGAGAGAGTAGTGATTGCTACTGCTGTCAATGCTGTAATGGATTTCATAGAATCTCCTAATTTGTTTTGAGATAACATTATCTCATAATATATAACGTTTGTCAAGCCTTTAAGGTTGACCTAATCATCCATGCGTGTTTACCAAATGCATCTTGGCGTTCAGCCATGAAGTTACTTAAATGATGCGCTTTATTTTCTTCTGCCAAGTCATATACACGTTGAATGCTTGCCAGCATTACTGGAATGTCTTCTAACAATCTTTGCAACATCACTTCTGCCGGTGGCACAGTTTCGTCACCCTGAATTTGTGATAATTGAATGAAACGATTAAAACTTCCAGGCGCATATGAATCTAATACACGAATTTCTTCTGCAACTTTATCCACAACGCCGTAAACTTCAGTATAAATGTTTTCTAAGAATTCGTGATACTGAGGAAAGTTAGGACCAGTTATGTTCCAATGATAGTAATGTGCCTTCAAATAAAATGCGTAATGATTTGCCAAAACTACTTTTAATGATTGTACTAGTTCTTCCATTTAATTTTCTTCCCTCTTCTTGCTTCCGATGTTATACTTTGCTGTTAATAACCATTCATCTTTTTCTTTATATGAAATAATTTTAATCTGCGATAAAGGTGCAATTGGTTGTTCGGTATCTGTTGCTTTAGGAACAATTTCAATCAGTCCCCATTCAGCTAATAATTTACCTATCGTATTACGTCTTGCTAAATCGTTTTCTTCAAAGTCAGTTGGTTTGCCATCTAATGCAAATAACTCTTTAAAATGTACAATATAATATTTTCCTTTTTTATGTAAAATATGACATGATTGATATAGAGTTTTATCTTTTCTAGATGCTACACCTATTCTTGTCAATGTTTCTTTCACTTTAAGAAAATCGTCTTCCTGTTTTAATCTTACTTCAAGTAAGTCTTCAATGTTCACCGCCATTCTTTTTCTCCTTAGACTTCAATCCACCTTTTTCTAGTTTTTGTCGCATGATTTTAAGTTGGTCGGAGGTTATGAGATTCTGTACTTGTTTAGCTTTAGTGTAACTATAGCCAAAATATTCTGAAATCACATTAATGTCCTCAACTATTTCATTCTTAAACCATTTGCTGAACCTTTTTCGTGGTCTGATGGTATTTAGTAAATAGAGAAACTGAGGTTTGTTGTCTAAGAGATGACGGCTGTTCATCTCATTTGCATAGAGTACGGTGTCTGAGAAGTAAGATAGTCCTTTATTAACGATGTACGCATTGTACGATTTTTCTGCTAGGTCATCATTGTCAGTACCAACCATCATGTTTTCTTTTGATTGATTGATAGCATTTAAATAGTCAAATGGTGTCATTTGAATTCACAGTCAACCATCACTTCGGTTAAGAAAGCGACAAAGTTGATTTCTTGGTCAACGACAAATGCAGACTTGTATTGATAGTCAGCAAGCAATAGAACCATACGTGGAACAGAATCAGGCTTCAAGCATTCATTGCTATTGTCAAAGATTCGTTTGAATAGTACTGATGGTTCATTGTCTAGATTCTCTGCAACCCACTTACGCATACCCGTGAAGTCTTTTGCTTTCAATCTTTCAACTAATGTCTTGAAATTGTCACTTGAGATATTTGCAAGAATTCCAGTATCAATCTTACCTGTAGCAGAGTAACGTTGCAGTTCATTGAGAACACGCCTCCAATCAGGAAAGTGTTTCATAATAAGTTCAGCAACAACCTTCTCTTCAAACTCTACATTTTCTTTTTGTAGAATGCCAGTCATGCGTTTCATAAAACGACCAGCAAGTTTTGGTTTGTCTGCGGCGTTTATCTTAAATTGTACAACAGAGCATCGGCTGTGAAGAGGGGCGATGATACGATTGAGAAAATTGCAAGTAAGGATAAAACCACAATTAGCAGAAAACTCTTCCATGAAGTTCCTGAGTGCGGGTTGAGTAGATTGAGGGTTAAGGTAATCAGCCTCATCAAGTATGACATATTTTCTTCCACCAGAGAATGATACAGTTGAGGCAAAGTTTTTAATTTCATTGCGTAGCGTATCAATGTTGCCATTCATTGATCCATTGATAACAATGTAATTACATCCAAGTTCGTCAAGCATAGCCTTTGCGATAGTAGTTTTACCTACACCAGGACCGCCTGTAAGAATTAGATTAGGAACGTTCTTTTGCTCAACGAATTGTTGGAACGTAGCCTTTAAGTCTGCTGGAAGAATTGTATCTTCAACAGTTTTTGGGCGATATTTTTCTACCCACAAAAAATCTTGTAGCATGTGTGTTCACCTTATCATAACATAAAAATATATTCTAACATAAACAATGTTAGAATGCAAGCGAGTGTTACTTAGCCACACTCTCATAGAGGGACTCAACATCATCTTGTTCTTGTTGGACCTCGGTGAAGTTTTGTTTGTGATAAATTTTTGCAAGTTTGCGAGTGTACTTTTTAGGCAACTCAAATTTATCTTCCACACTAGTAAGAATGTCTTTAATCAAATCACGTTCTGCTTCAATGCGAGTAAGTGAGTTTGAAATTTCAACAAGTGCATCCAGAATCTTTTTACGATCCTCTGGAGAAGACGGGACAATTACGTTACTCATAATTAACCTTCGTACTTAGAACCAGCTTCAGTAGCAATCCAATATTCAATTTGGTCAGTCGCATGTTTGAAGTGCGAAATGCCTTTAGATGAAATTGATACATCATATGTACCTGGAACCATCTTAAGATTTTCTGTATTGAAAATCATTTTAAAATTAGATGCAGTCTCACCAACCTTAATTGAGAAGTTGTCAGACTCATCATTCTTAACATCTAGTGCGGAGATAGAGATTTCACTACCATCACCAACAACAGCAATGTTTGGAAGACCCAAGATGCCAGACAACTTCAATACTTGATTCATATCGTCTTTTGTCAGTTTGAAATTCACTTCGGAGTTTTCAATCTTAATCTCTTTTGCTGGCGGTGCAACAATCATAGATTCATCTGCAAGTCCGTATGTAGTTTTGGATGTGCCAGATTTAACTGTAAGATTATTTGCATCAGTATTGATAACAATTTCTGGATCAGTTAAAGAACTGCAAAGAGAAAGAAAACGATTCAGATCATAGATGACAAAATCTTTTTCAAATGTTTCTTTTATTGTAGCTTTGCCGAGTACGTTTTGTTGTTTGGATATAGTTCGCACTACAGAGCCTTCTTTAAATTGCATACCAGCATTAATGGTTGCAAAGTTTTTTAGAACGTTAATTGTTGATTCGCTTAATTTCATTTTGTTTTCCTTCATTCAAGTCATGTACGTGTAGCATGATTATAGCATAGTGTAAAATCTTTAGCAAGTCTTTACGATTCCGTCCGTCTTTCTTGCCATACCTTTGTGCATATTTCAGCACGTTTCCAATACAGAATCCTTCACCATGTCCACCATCAATGATGAATTCTGTTGCTTGAAATTTGTCACGGGAATAATGTTGCCCGTATGTTGAATCAATGTAAGACTTCAATTCTGTTAAAGTCTTGTCTTCATTATATCTGTAATCTGTCATTTTAAATCTGAACTAGCACGTTTCATAACATCTTCACCAGCAGTAGGTGAAACATTGATAGATGCAAGTGCTTGCAAAGAACCACCAAAGATATAACTACCAGCGTGTTTCAAACGTAACCATGGAAGCAACCACACCTTACCACCAGCTTTACGCATCCATTGACAGAACATGTAATCTTCTGAGAGATAACGTTTTGTATCTGGACAAATAACGCAATCAAAGTACGCCATGATTTCTCTACTACCATCAAAATTTTCTGTACGCACATGATCTGGTTTGTAGCTTTGTGTTGGAAACGCTTTGTCGTATTTTTCAAGTCCGTCACGGGTAATGAGCATGAAGCCAGTACCGCTTTCTTTCACTTCAACTGGTTCGTCAACTCTGAATTTAGTTACACCATCTGCTGGATTGAAAACAAAGTCGCCAACAAATTCTTCCAAATTATTTGGATTCTGATCTGCATAGCCTTTGTCAACTGCAACTTTAATCTTCTCCCAAGAAATTGCTTTCTTTGGATATGGACCACAAACAACATCCATGTCATCACGGGTTGCCGCAAAGTGCATCATAACCAAAACATCTTGTGCTTCAAAATGAATGTCACTATCAATAAAAATCATGTAGTCCATACCACTTCGGACAAATTCATCTGTTAGATAATTTCTAGCACGTTGCACTAGTGATTCATTAAAGATAAAAAATAGTTTTGCTTCAATACCATATTTGGTACAAAGGATCATAAGGTCTGTGATTGCCTTAGTATACGAACCATGACATTGCCCACCATACATTGGGGTTGCGACAAAAAGTTTTTTGGTTCTTAGTTTTTGAATATCAATTTCAAATTGCATAATCTCTCCATGTTTAATAAAATTATCTCACTATTATATATAAAAAAAGAGGCTACGTCAAGTAGCCTCTAAGGCATTACTGCCAAGGAGATTTAGAAAGGAACTTCATCCTTATTTGATTCGGACTTCACTTCGGCAGTTGGATCAATACCAGCATCAATTTTGCTGTACAAGTCAAGGAATGCAGTCTTTGTTTCGCCATCAAAACGATTGATACAATATTTGATTGCATCCATTTTATCATTGAAGATAGTGTATGCCTCGGCAATGTGAGACAAACGGCGAGTGGAAATCAATTCATCAATTGCACCTTCTTCAAATGTCTTACGAATGATATCAGCCCACTTCACAAGATTTTCTGCGAATGCTTTATCGTTGATGCCAAGACTGTCAAACAGTTTAGTCAAAATCTTAGTTTCAACTTTAGTGTCAGGATATTCTTGTTCTACAGTAATTGGAAAACGCTCAAGGAACGCATCATCAAGAATTGTTGCCGCCATGTAGCGACCAGTTTCATCACCTTTACCTTTGGTGTTTGCAGTAGCGATAACGTTGAAACCTGTAACTGGTTCAACAAATTCACCAGTCTTCTTAACGAACAGACCCTTGCCTTCAAGTACACCTTGCAAGCACATTAGTTTATTTGAACCACGATCAATTTCATCAAGAATCAAAACGGCACCAGACTTCATTGCTTGAACAACTGGACCATCAAACCACTTTGTCTCTCCGTCAATCAAACGGAAGCCACCAATCAAATCATCTTCATCAGTCTCAGGTGAAATATTCACACGGAGACATTCAACTTTCAATTGGGCACATGCTTGTTCAACCATGAAGGTCTTGCCGTTGCCAGAGAGACCAGAAACAAATACTGGATAAAATTTCTTTGATGCAACAATGCGTTTCATGTTGTCAAAGAATCCAAAAGGAACATACAGAGAATTCACTTTAGGAATAATTGCACCCTCTTGCATACGTGCAACGGATGACATTTTTGCAATTGCTTTTGCAACAGGAGCCATAATGGGTTCAGTAATTGGCATGGAAGAAATTGGATTAGATTTTACTAATGCAAGTCCAGCCATGTTAACATTAAATTCTTGGAGGGGCAATTGATACTTGCCACGTCCAACTCGGTACTGATCGGCTTCAAGCCAGAATTGACGTTTGCCGCCAGTTTCTTCAGAAAGTGTCACCAATTGCTGGCGGGTTACAACTTCACCAAAACGTTTTGCGGCTTCGGTAACAAATGCAACTTTTTCACTTTGCGTAATCATAATATAATTTGCCTTTCAGTTAAAAATCAATTTCAATACTAGTAGTATAACAGAATATTTATGGCAAGTCAAGGGTTACTTTGACTGTTGTTTTTATACAACATCAAGCAATTTCCTTGATTACCTTAGAGAGAAGAACACGATTAGTCAAACGGTTTTGGTTCATCTTTAAGAATGCACCTTTCAACTTACGTGCGGAAACATCTTTAGATTCACCAAGAATATCATCTAACGAATCATCATCGGTAGTCAAATCATTGCCACCAGGGATTAAGAAATACTCAGAGTATCCATATCCGTTGACAGAGAAAAACTTTTCATTGCGGAATTGTTTGTACCCATCATCTGTCATTATCATGTTGAAACGTGACATTGCATTTTGAAAGTAACGTTTGCTTTTTGGTAGGATATAGAATCCAATCAAATTACAACCAGTACGATCTTTTAGAATTTGCAATAACGTTGGCGTCACACCTTTGTCACTTACACGATAATTCTTTGCGGAATCTTTGTCTTCAATGTAAGATACTGAACGGAAGTCAGAAGGTCCGATTCTAGTACCACGGTGATCGGCGGATGTAGTCCACAATGTTGTACTGTCTTCTCCGTCTGTCAAAAAGATAACATTCACAATTTCAGAGCGAGTACGTTTACGGAAATCATTCACAACATTAGATGCAACCTGAATTGTTGCATTCAACGGAGTGCCACCGAGACCCATATCATTACGAATATAACTAGACTTGTAATTTCTGCGGTGCTGTACATAAGGTTGATATGCCTCAGCCACTTGCAACAAATCATTTGCAAATTTACGATACGTTTGGTTTTTCATACTGCTGGACAAAATGTTCAACAAAGAAAAATAATCAATTTGCAATTGATTTTCTTCAATATCTACAGGAGAATCAACTGGCATATCTTTTAGTTTCTTTGGATACTGAGTACTGAAAGCATAAACATCAAACGGAATATTCACTTTGCGGCAGAACGTTGACATTGTAATTAACTGTTCAATCGTACCAGACATATTGTCCGCCATTGAACCAGACCAGTCAATGAACATTACAATGCCGTGATTCTTACCATCAGCAACGGCACCAATCTTACGAAAGATATCGTCATTGAATTTGTAAGTATGCAATTTGTTAGTGTCAAGTGTACCAGTATCGGAGACTGTTACACGGCGCAACTCAGCCGCTTTCTTTTTCATTTCAAATTCTTTTATAAGATATGCAATAGCATTCTTATTCTTGGATTCAAACTTAGTCAATAGAGTAGCATCATAACGCTCATGCGCTTGCAATTCAGGATCATCGTAAAAGTTATCTTCAAAGAACTTCAATTCTTTAAAGGGAACAATATAATCTTTCAAATAGATTTTCTTTTGACTAGCAATCTTACCAACATAAATTTCTTTTGTTTCTGCAAGACCTTTCAATGCTTGTTGAAATTTTTCATCTGTTACAGATTTAACTTCATCACCATACACCTTTAACTCATTAGGCATAGTATTTTCAAACGTGGGTTCGTTAGAATACCCATTGTCAAAGCGGTCTTCCGATTCATAATCGTCATCATCTTCACCGTCATTGGAGCCAGAACTGTTTGGATCTACGTCATCATAGTCTTCAGTATCATCACCAAAGCCATCTTCAGTATCAAACTCTTCATCATCAAATTCGCCATTCTCTTTGCGTTTTTGAAATTCTTCTTTAGCCTCTTGACGTTTTTGTTCTAACTCTGCTTTGCAAAATTCATACAAACGTTCGGTGATATCTTTCACTTGCTCAAACGAATCTGCCGTTTCAACTTCTTTAACATAAAGCATTTCTTCAGCATTGAATTTAATGCCTGCAATAGCACCAAGTTTAAAATGTAAATTGATTCTATCAATCAACATAAATTCATTTACATCTTGACCTTTGATGCCAAAGAAGTCACGTTCAGTAAATTGACGATAAGCAATAGCCATTGGTTTACGCAAACCTGGATATCTGTCTTTCATTCTGCGTTCAATACGTGCATCTTCAATCACATTCAAGAATGTAGAAAATGCAGAACCACCAGCCTTGGCGGATTCAACGTATGATTGTGGTGTGTCTAATGCGTGACCCACTTCATGCCCGACCAAAAGGTCTGTCATTTCGGGTGTGGTGTCATTCATAATGGGAAGAGTAAGACGGCGATTCACAATATCAAATGATGCAGTTTGCACCTTGCGATATTCTACCGAAATATTCTCTGTAGCAAGTAACTTTGCTAGAGTGGATTTTGAAATTTGTGTATTAAGCATGTATGTATCTTAACTTAAGTGGATTGAAATGTCAAGCTGTTTCTGCAACGGGCTGTTGTACCATGGCAACAGTCTTGGGGCGGATGATAACTGTCTGTGGCACTTCAATATCGTTTTGTTTATAGTAGCGGTGCATTTTCACCGTAGCGGTA